GGAAATTCCATCGACAAATGTCTGGGCTTCTTTAAGAGCATCCTCCGCATTCATATTTGAAAATGCTTTGATTGCTCCCGCATAGGCATCTCCTTTCATTCCTGCGTTTGCAAAAATAGAAGTAATTTTGCCTGTCAGAGCTTCTTTCTGGGAAGTTGCAAGTGCAGATTCAAGGTCAGAAATTCTTTTTTCGTTTGCAGCTTTTTCTTTCTGACGTTCCAGTTCTGCTTTCTCAGCTTCAGTCATGTTCTGTTTTTTTAATTCTTCCAGTTCTTTTTCCAGTGCTTCTGCTTTATCAGCCTGCTCTTTTGCTTTCTGGGCTTTTGCTTTCTCTTTAGCCACATCAGAATTTGACTGATTCAGAAAAGAAGTAATCTGGTCATCGGTTGCATCTGGAAAAATCCTTTTAACATCTTCTCTTGTCATTGAAATCTCCTGTCACCAATACGCTTTTTTACGCTGTTCGCTCAGCTCAAGGTGTCTCCCATGATTACGCTATCGGGGTGCATATTTTTTAAATAAAAAGAGACGATTTTACTCGTCCCTAAATTAACTATATTGAATTGAGCACCGGCAATTCACAATCTCGTCTGCCGAAGCTCCTAATGAGGTATCTTTGGGAAATTGTAGCAAGCTATCTCCAACCGAAAACGGCTCATCAATCGGGAGCGTGGTTCCTCCGACTTCAAGATGTGTCTTTCGTTCTCTTTTGTCTCCTACGTCAACCCATTTCTTCTTTGTCTTTCCTGCTTTTACAGCATTTGAATACTGTCTGTAATTCAGTATCGAATTAGCTTCGCATTCTGAAATAAACATTGCCCGGTCGTTTGACAGGTAATAATCATCAGTAATGCTTTTATCTTCGGAAGAAAATCTTTCAAATGTTGCATCAATAATTTGTTGTGTCACGCCAAGAGCATATTGCTTGATATATGTGTCTATAAGCGTATACGAAGCAATTACATCCAGATATTTGTCATAAAATTGAGTCTGGATATATTCTCGATTTGTTTCTCCGCTTTCTATGGTTGTTTCTATCAGCGCCAAAATATAAAGGACAACTTCTTCCATTTGTTCGGAAAAAGCTATCCTTTCTTGCTTTTCTTTGTGTGATATCGACATTTTGCTGAAATATTCTTTATACGGTTCGCTTCTGCGATTACTGGGTCTGATATTCAATTCATCGTATGATGAAACATTCATTCTGTAATCACATCCTTGTTAAAGCCATTCAGCAAATCTTTCGCTTTTTGCAGTTCTGAGTCCGGGTCTGCCAATTCCGGATAAATGGTTCCGAGATATGGTAAGCTCATTTCGTATACTTTCTGCGGATCACTAAATAATCCGCAAGTAATCAGTGCAATAAGCGGATGAATTTTATTCTTAAACAGATAATCAAGCGCCTGTGCTTTGACAAGCATGTTATCTGTCGGGTTTCTGGTGATTTTTACATCAAAATCTCTGGTCGAAATATTTACATCCATTGAAGTTTTTCGGATGATATTCAAAATGATTCTGGCAGATGCCTTTTCAGCTTCTTTTGTGAACGCTTCTACCAATTTTGCGTCTCTCTCTGCGAAATCCCAACCATTCCTCAGATATACTGCATTGCCTGTATCTCCACCGGTATTGCTTTGCCGGTTTGGCATCGCTTCTACAATCAACATATTGTTGTAAATATCATCTTTTGCAACCTGGCTCTCTGACTGATTTAGTTCGGCGGTCATTAAATCAACGTCTGATTGCGTTCCATTCCCGACGTCTTTTACAGATACAGCACCGAGTTTTATCATTTTTACAAATTCGGATTCATCAATCTCGCAGTTTTTAAATTTCATCAGGGCTTGCACGAACTGTTCAACCCCATTCAGTCTGTCAGATTGATATTTGTTGATTGCGTCGTACATTGTAATCGCAATTTCAATGTCGGAAAGTCTGTCGTGATTATTCGGATATTCAATGATAGGAATACCGCCAAAACCATTGATTCCAGATTCTGTTACCGCTCCATTTTGAATTTTGAAATACTGTCTGGAAGAATAACACTGGTAATACTGCTGATTGTCCTCGTCTTTTAAAATCTGGACGGAAAGCACTGGTTTGCCAGTAACGCTTGAATAAACAATATATACGTCCTGCGGTGATGGGATAAATATTCTGAAAGGCGGTAAGTCTCCATCCTTTGTCCATTCATCCTCTCTCAGGATTGCTTTATATGCAGTTCCTACTGCACTCTGGTATATCCCAAGTTGAATATTTCTGGCGTCTGCATTGGCTTCGTCCAGATAATCATTGAGCCTATCAACTTGTTCGTTTGTTTCTTCACTCGCTTTTTTCTTCTTACAGACATACTGAATAGGTTCTCCGTATATCTGCCCTGCCTTGAATTTGACTGTTTCAAGGGCATGATTCTCAACAACTTTATTGTTGACCTCTGGGCGAACAAGTTTTTCACGATATAAAATTGGCTGATCGCCTTTGTAATATCTGTAAAGATAATCCATCAGGGTTCTATTCCTGTTATGGATTCCGATTGTATCAGAAAGGACCTGTGCCACGTTCTGGGGAGTAATCTGGTCTACGCCAGTATAGGCAGTTTTTCTGCCAAACTCGCCTTGGCATAGGTCAACAAAATTTATTTTGTTTCTCCCCACTGCCTGTCCTCCTATTTTTCTACATGAAAAAAGCACCAAGGGTTCTTCCCGGTGCTTATTTTACAGCTTATATTATATAATATATGCAGGTATTATTCAGTATTATCAGGTATTAACTTTCAAAATTCTTAATGTTTTTGACGATATTCAGTGCTTTCGAATGCAATAATTTCACATGAGAATAGGAATATCCCATTTCACAGGCAATCATTTCAAGTCTTTCATCTTTTACATATCGCTTAAACAGCAGATCATACAAATCTGAATTGATATCGCTCACCTTGTCTATTGTTTCAATAATGTCTTGCTTTTTCTTTGTGTATTCAATAACCATTTTTTTGATTTCTGTTTGAATGTCAACAAGTTCGCTTACGGCATCGGTCATTTGATTGGGATTCGGAGTAGACTGAACTTTTTCACCATATGAGAACGATTTAAGCCCAAGAGCAAGACTTCTTAAATGTTCTTCTTCGTATTTTTTATTTTTAATAAGCTTGTCATATTTCTGAATTTGCCCTAAATATTCTCTTGTGGTCATACTATCTCCTTCCCCAAAATGGATTCTGTACTGCTGAAACTTCTGCGAGCCTTTTTTCTGTGATTGACATCATAAGTTGTGTTACCCCGTCAGGTGCATCGTCATGATCATTGTCCCCAATATATACAAAAGTGGTTAATTCTTCCATGGCATTTTCATATTCTCGGCTGCGATATTTCGGGGCTAAAAATATAAATCTATTTTTCACATCTCCTGAGTATTGATTTATTTTTTCTTTTTTGGCTTGCTTTGATGGAGCTTTTGTACTGGTTGTACTGCACGAATACATATGTTCTTTCAATCGCTCGCCCACATAATATGCGTACATATCTCCACCATTATTTGCCTCAAAGTTAATGTTTTGTATTTTATTCCCCATAATTCTTCCGACAACTAATGGAAGCGTCACCTCTTTAGGACCTGCATTAAAAATCCAGTCATAAATGTAAATATCTCCATTTTCAAATTCCGCTCCTACGGGCATCGACAAACTGTCGCCACCACCCCATGCCACATCACAAGCAGATATATTTCTCACAAAACCGCCTTCGGGAAGAATTCCGTTGTAATATCTCAATTCATCTTCTGCAAATATAATCCCTTCTCGTAAAAATGGTCTCTGTTGATATTTAGCCTCCCATTCGTTAGCATCAAGTCTGGCTTTCATATCCACATAATACTTTGTAGAAAAGCCAACTCCATAATCATATTCGAAGTTTGATTCGCCATCGTCATTCAAGGCAGGAATCTTGCGGAACCTATACAGCGGATTATCTCGATTGAGTTTTTCAATCTTGCCTAATGGGTCGTACAGATTCCATCTTGTTCCAACCATCAGCTCTCTTGCCCCATCAATTTTACGGTCAACCATTTTGTTTAGATATTCTTGATATGTATTTTCCAGTCGAGTAGGGCTTAATGAATGCTGTCTGTCTCTTACAAGGTCATCCACATACAAATATCCGTCAGGAGAAATATCGACAGCACCCGTCCATGTTCCTTCAATTCCTCTGCAAGTCATAGTCGCGAAGCGGTCGGGTTTATCAAGATTGATTTCAAAATCATCTGCACTCTGTTTCTGCAATTTTAAAGTCGGAAATATTTCTGAATATGTATATTCTTGCGTATTGATCAGGTTAAGTAGTTCGCCATAGAATCCTTTAGCCAGTTTTCCGGAGTGACCGCCCATAGCATTATGACTATTGGGTCTTCTACCCATTATCCATGACATAAAAAATATGCACATGGTGCTTTTCCCAACTCGGCTTGGAAGCGACAAACCGTAAAACTCAATTTTTCTCTCTTCCAAATCTTGTAAATCTTGGGCAACTACTTGAAGTGTCTTTTTTCTTGGAACGTAAAACTTCTTACTGTCAGGCCTATTCTTTTCCATGTAATACAAATAGCTTTCAAAAATCCATGGTGCTTCCAACAGTAAATATTTCCAGTAAATATCGTCAAAATCTCCACTTCCAGTAATAGCAGCTTGCCTTTCTGCGATATTGTGTGCATATTGGCTTACCTTTATTCCCATCTGTTGCGCATCTGGATTATCCTTGAAAGGAAGGTCAATATTCATATTTAACAGCAGATCAAGGCAGTCTTTCTGGTTTTGATAGGCTGTCATATCGCCATTGATTATTTGATTTAGGATTGCCCGATACCATTCAAACGAACCTTCTGTGAATTTTTGCATAAAAATAGAGCCAGACCTCCTTTCTTCTTAGGATTTAGTCTGGCTCTCATGTGGCTCTTTGACTGTTATTTATTTTTTGTTTCAACAACAGTTACGCTACCCTCGAACACTCCGAAATTAGAAGATTCCTGGAATGTGTGAGTCTCGGCAATATCATCATCAGTCATAGGACGTGTGAGATACCATAGTGAATCATCTTTCCATGTAATTTCCTCTAACTTTTGGTTTGGTTCCAACTCTAATGTTGTGTTTCCGCCGCAATTTCTTGCGGCGGACTGGCATCCGGCCATTCCAAGAGTCAGTGATAAAACTGTTATTACAACGGTTATCTTTTTCATAATCATTCTCCTTCCAGCACTTTAATAATAATTTCTTGAATTGCGATAAAATCAGAACACGACATATTGGTTTTATTAGAACGAAAATATATATCAATTTCTTTCAGCAACAATTTATGTATCCTGTGTTTCTGGTCATCTGTAAGATAATCTTTTTCAATTGGCTTCTGGTTGTATATATCAGACCATTCTGATACAGTTTGTTCTATTGTGATTCCTCGTAATGCATTATTAATTATTAATATCCATTCTGAATAAGGCAGTTCTTCTTTGCATTCTAGTGTTATTTTAGGCGGTACGTCTTCTTCTGCGTTTATGAGATCAAACGGAATTATTTTTGAACCAATTTTAATAAGGCATGTATCCCAATTACA